TGCATTTTTGCTCGTAAGTAGGATGGTTTTTGGAGAGTTTACAACAGAATTGGAGAAAAACTGGATGGACTCAGATATTGCTGTAGGATGCAATCCTTATTCAGCAGATTGGAAAATTATTTTTAATAAGATTACAAAATTCGGAGTTAAGATAAAAGATGATGATACAGAAAAATGGGATCAAAATTTTCCAGTAACGGAATTCGCAGTGAGTTTTCCAAGAGCTTATTGTAATTACTACAATATAAAAGACAAGAAGGTAACAATACAGATCCTTGATAAGCAGTATGAAATACGACATGCATTTTTAATATCAGCAGTTACATTAGCAAATTTTCATTGTGCTTTGGTAATAGAGGATGATGTATTTTATAAGCCTTTACAGGCTTCGGGAGTGGATTTAACAACTATTTTTAATAGTATTTGTAATTCAGCGATAAATCGCTGTATAGTTAGATATGAGCTTAAAGTACCTTTCGATACGGTAGCAGCTCAATGGGTTTTTGGAGATGATTTAATTTTGAACTGTCCAGGAATTCCTAGAAAGCGATTCTGGGAATTAGCATTGAAGATGTTTAACCATAAGCGGACAGATCCTTCAAAAGGAGAAGTAGCGGATGATACGGATATTTGGAAATGTTTCTTTTTACAGAGACAATTTAAAATAGGACACGGAATTTTATTATGTCCTTTGAATATCAAATCAATCAATGGAATGTTACAGTGGATAACAAACCCAAAGCATCCACAAACTTATTCGGGGCAATTTCGTTTGAATTGCGAAGTAGCCCTAATGGAACTTGCGTATCACGGAAAAGAATTATATGAAAAGTATCAAACAGAAATCAATATTTATTTAGCTAGTGATACATTTAATAATTACGGTGGTCCTATTAATACCACATATGAAGAGCAAGTTATGCATATGAGAGAAAGCGCAGGCGTAGCTTAAACGAAGCGCTGTGGTCGGCACGTTAACACCGGGAGGGACATCAAACCCTACAAAAATATGTAGTTACGCGGAGAAATCTGCCTAGCGCCTTTATCACCTAATTCGTAAGTAATCATGGGAAGATCCTAGTGATCTGATTATGTATCGGGGTGTAAAAG